ACATTCATAATTCTCTGTACAAGCATCCATCACCTTGTTAAACATATCAAAATTCGGAAAAATACCAAAAAAGCTCTTGTATAACTTTTCTCGATTCTGAATTATGTTCTCGCGAAGGATGAAGACATAATCAACATTAGCTCGTAGCGCTGGTGGAAGATCCATACAATACTGCATCGTCAGCATGAAAAAAATTTTCCAGTGACGACCGTTCATAAAACACTGCCTGATGCAGGTATCACGCATGAATTTACTATCGTACATGCAATCATCGAGTAATAAAAAAGCTCCACAATTTGATTTACCCGCACCCACCAACTTCCTCTGTCTATCCATTACTCGTTCGATCGCATCTTTATCATAATCTCCATATATAAACAAATCTGGTACGTACTGTTGATAATAGTGATTACCTTCTTCTGTTGCAGACAGTACTATACCGGCTGGTAAATGTTTTTTATGCCATAAAATATCAGTTACCAATGTCGATTTACCTGTGTTACGTTTGCCGATAAATACACATACTTTATCGTCAGCAATTTTAGCGGGGTTAAATTTTCGTAAACGTAAATCCATCTATAATACTGCCCCGTTTTAATTCATAAAATTTTACTCACATCTAGTAAGAATGGCAGGTCGCGTACAGCTTGCCATCAGGGGTGTTCAGGACCAATGGCTGAACGGTGACCCACAATTTTCGTATTTTGTTACAATATTCAAAAAGCATACCAGGTTTTCTACAGAATCTGTAGAAGTACCATTGACTGGTGATATTTCATTTGGTAAATCTGTTCACTGCAGGATACCAAACAATATGGGAGATTTATTACGCAACGTAATTTTAAAAGTAAAATTAGGAAATTTAACTGATAATGATACAGAAGGAACCCCCGCTCATTACTATTTTTATAACCCACCGTTAGCTAAAAATATAATAAAATACGCCGACTTGATAATAGGTGGACAAATTATTCAACGATTAACAGGTGATTACATTAACATGTATGATCAATTATATAGTAACAAGGATGATATAGAACAAACGATGTATTTCTTAAACGGTCATGGAAATCATTTAACAGTTTCCGACACGTATAACACGTTTTATGTTAATTTGCCGTTTTATTTTTTTAGACACCCGAGTTTAGCTATACCCATATGTGCTATAACTCGGCAATTGGTAGAAATTAAGATAACTTTCAAGGATGTACACGAAGATATAACCTTTAAATACACTATCGAAAATGAAGGAGTTGTGCGGCGTGAAAAAACGATGGATGGATCTATCATAAACGCGTCACTCATACCGGATTTTTATTTTATAACAGACGAAGAAAGGCGTTTCTTATTAACACAACCTATGGAGTATGTTATAACTCAATTACAAAAATCTACTATATCATTCAAACCAAATGATATAACTAAATCCGCGTTATTAAAATTTAAAAACCCTGTAAAAGAACTGTTAATGGTAGCAAAAGAATCTACAGATCCGATAGAAGGGGAAGTTCATGACTTATTATTAGACACGGAATCAAATGATCAAGCGTTTTCTACTACTGTTATAGGCACAGGGTCTAAATATAAAAGATCTGATCATAGACTAATAAAAAACGTGAAATTTACATGTAATGGTTCAACGGTTTTTAGTAAAAGTGGTACTGAACTCTCTTATCATAATTCTTTAAAAACGCATATCGGGTGCCCGGATCCCGCTTATGAATTTTATGTACATTCATTTTCTCTTTATCCCGAAAAATACTATTCAACCGGTCAATTAAATATGAGCAGAATTGTTCACAAACATATAAATATAGAAATGGAAGATGTATCATCTACACGGAACACCAAAGTTGATATTTACGCGACGAATTTTAATGTATTAAGCATAAGAAGTGGTTTAGTGGGGTTAAAATTTTAAAAAGTAATAATAGTAATGGCTGGTCGTGTTCAACTAGCTACAACTGGTTCTCAGGACGTATTTTTTACAGAGAACCCGGAATACACACATTTTATAAAAAATTTCAGGAAACACACAAACTTTGCTATATACGATGTAAAACATGAACTGACAGGTGATGTTACATACGGGAGTACATTGAAATGTACTATACCAATAGATTCAGGTGATTTAATTAAATCCATTAGATTACATATAAATTTATCACCATTGGAAACAGACGGTGCATATTATAAATATATAGAATCGATAGGACACGCCATCATAGATCATGTTGATTTGGTAATAGGGGGTCAACTCATACAAAGAATTCCGCGTGACTGGTTACAAATACACAGTGAACATTACATGACTCAAACGAAACAATTAAACTTATCTAAATTAATAGGTAAAAATCCCAACGAATTATCCGGACAACCCGTATCTACATCCATAGATAACTATCTAGATGATGCTACTAAATCTAGAACGTTCATTGTCGATATTCCTTTTTATTTTCATAATAACCCCGAATTATATATTCCATTACACGCTTTTGATTCACATGAATGTGAATTAGAGATTCAATTAAATGAGAAAAAATTTTGTATATACGATTATTTAAATATAATTAACGAGGGATTCGATGAATCTACAGCAATAATCAATTCTATATATCTTCATACAGAAATGGTATTACTCGATTCTCCCGAACGGGGGATTCTAAAAAAATTAAACCGTGATTATGTAATTACTCAAATTCAGCGTAATACTTTTAGAATACCTGTTTCTACAGTGGACGGTATCGATACTGTAAAATGTCGATTAAATTTTACAAATCCGGTAAAGGAATTATATTTCGTAATTTCCCGTGTAAGTAACGAAAACGTGATATACAGTTGTTTTGATTATGATCACCCTTCGCAAATATATCCTACAAATGGTAGATACATTAATTACGAGAATCTTGTGAGTTTAGAAATGACATTAGATAAAGATGTCATTCTTGATAACGTGACCGGAAATTTAATAAATATCAGGGCGGTTCAAAGTGGAATACACCACTCTAGAACTCAACTGTTTAGAAGATTTTATTCATATAGTTTTGCGTTAGAGCCAGAAAAATGGTATCCTACAGGTCACGTAAATTTTAGTACTATTAAAGATCAAAATATATTATTAAATTTGAATAATAATACATCTGACATAAGAGAACTTAGAGTTTATGCACTAAGTAACAATATACTTCGCATTAAAGATGGAAGAGGACAACTTATCTTCCCAAATGGTCCAATCAGCAATTGATATAGTTACACCCGTACTCGAAAATGCGGTAGTATTATCTGGTCAGTACGCAAAAGCATGTGGAAGAAATGTAATTCTCTCTAAAGATATGGAATATTGTATGAAATACTGTGCGATGAATACAGTAGGTGATCAAATTGGGTCTTATTTTCCAGAAATCTACACAGAAGAAGAATCTGATAACGAAGACGAAATAGTTGAAGTCGTCGACGATGAAGATGAAATGTTCGAACCTTACTCGGGTAATGAAGAACTTTTTAAACGTATAAATGATGCATATGATGCATGGGAAGCCTGGAAACCTACGAATCCGTCGGAGGAGATGATTAAAAATGCTATTGATAGTAATGAAAACATGTCACACTCCAGAGGGTTGGAATAAGTGTAACTATAAATCATTTAAGAGTAGTGATTGTTCGGAATCAAGTTCGGAGTCGGAGTCGGAGTCTGAAGATGACGAAAAGAAGAAGCATGTCAGGGGATATCAGAAAAAAATATATAAAAAAATCTTAATTGAAGAAGAATTGTTACCAGAATAAAATATATATATATTATAAATGTCTGCAGAAGCTGCTACCGATACCCTCGTGGCTATCTCCAATGAACTCGAGACTCAGTCTCTAAACGCGGTCGTCGCCGGCTTTTCTTTTGCTGCCGCGCTTTCTTGGATGGATGTCGTTCGATGGAGTATCCACCAGGTTGTACGGGTTCAGAAGAACGGTGGTCTTAACTACGGTCTTACCGCCATGTTTACTACTCTACTTTCTGTCATAGTCTATATGGTTATATCTCGTTTATCCAAACGTGTCAGGAAGCCCTCTTCGCCCGTTTACGCGATTACTCGTTAATTCGCTTTGGTTTTGTAATCGTGATAAAAAATATACCCGTCACAACTATAAAAAAAATGTATAGAAGTGCGTTCCACTTATTCAGATCCTCTATATCGGGTATGTGAATAGGTTTAGGAAGTGAATAATCCTTTTTTACATTAGGTATAGTCTTAAGTTTATCCGTAGTACACGTTATATTTAACTTTAATATATGATTTGCATTTCTGAAATCGTATGGAATCAAGCGATTATTACTACTATAATAAAATTGTATACGTAATTTACTTATATTTTGTGACCCTGTATCGAAATTATGTTCTACCACGTCATCCTGACCTGAATAATTAATTACATCGCCACACATTAAAATACGACCAGTATAAAAAGGTGTATCAGAATACACCGTTTTGTTTAGTTCCTCTGCACCACTACTTATTTTTATAACGAGTGCATCTGGACCCTGTAAATTAAGACTTCCTGTTGTTAAATTCCTATTTACAGAAGATATGTTATTCGCGGAAAACCCCATAATATCATGCGGTGTAGTTTTATTTAATATTGAGTTTGAACGGTATCCGTTAGTACCATCATAGAAATTGAACGTAAATTCGTTTTCGCTGGTTAATATAATGTCATTTTTTTCTTTATCATACACGGCGCTTGTTATCACGTGATTCAATTTTTCTGCCAATTCGATTGCTAATGTTTTACCACTATAATTTCCATTTTCTAATGTAACGTTTGATGTTGAACCATCACTCGATATAGAAAATGTATTATTATTATCATTTACGAGTAGTTGACTCGCATGAATACGACCAGAGACTATAGATATTTTTTTTACATCGTAAATTGGGTTTTTTAATTCGACTACATAATCACCTGGATTTGGGTATAGAATAGGATCGCGTTCGCTACTATCTATATCTAACGTGTATACACTCATTAAAATACATGGACAATATTTTAATGGATGTTATTACTCAAAAAAAATTACTTATAATACCTGCTGAGCTATGGGATTATTTCTAATTTGTTGTTTGGCTATATTTAGACTCGCGGAAGATGAGTTAGGGTTCAAATTACCCTTATAAGCATTAAATTTATGGTGTATATTATTTACATAATGTTGTGTCCATCCTCCGTTAGTAGGTCCCATACGACCATCTATCCGCGTAGAATCACCTCTCGTGTTAGTTACTAAACCACCTTGATTAAGTGGTCCAGCACGAACATTCATTCTTCCAGCGTTTCCGGATCTATTTGCTTTACCGCGTCGATCATCTGGACGAAACCCGTGCGAGAATAATTTATCATTTGAATGAGGAGTCGAATTACCTATCATCACACCAGGTGACATCGTATAACCATGCGAATACTTATTTATATTAGGTGCTAGTTGGTTATTATAAGCATATTGTTCTATATTACCATCCTTTTTGTTTCTAGTTGGATCTGAATTGGTGGTTAAATTAGAAACTATACGTTTAGGGCCGGAAAAATTTAATCCATCACTTCGTACACCGGTCTGTGATCTATTTGTTAATCGTTTACCATTAACGTGGGTTCCTCTAACAACATGACCATCAAACCCTTGAGATCTTCCTCCAGCGACTGGTCGTCGTGTAGGTAAGAATGCAGTTTTTTCTGGTCGATTGTTCGCGTGTTCGCCCATTTTACCGCGTCGACCACCAAATATATCGAATGCAGGACCACTTCTACCCGGTAATGTAGTGAGTTTATAAGATCCCACATTTTCAGGATTAATCCGTACAAGCTGCTGATAACCACCAGTAGCTGGGACTTCAGGGCCCACACCTATACCCGGACCAACGAGTTGTTTTTCTATCGGAGATAAATTATTCATACGCCCATTATCAAACATCCTGTTTCGCATATCTAATACTTCATTACCACTTGAACGTATTTGTGGAATAACATCCCCAAAACTCTCCTGCTCCTTCTTAGGTGGGGGGTATCCCAGCCAACCTGGTGTATCTTCCGGGCCGGGTTTGTATATGTCCGGCACTTCTAGCGGAGTTTGTGGTACAAATGGGGAAGGAGCTTCTGCAGTCTTCGGGCCATTTATGTATTTTTCGGGTTTAGGATCACTTAATTTTTTACCCATGTAGGCTAATCCTGCAATTGCTATTATAGAAACAGGGTCTGCCATTCTTACAAGTTATAAATATTTTTATTGACGAGGATATCTCATGTCAAACATCTGATTCTGGGTCTCCGCGCGTGTACTACTCGGTTCATATCGCATACTTTTTAATGGAAGTTTACAAGTAACATTTTGAAGAGGGAATAAATTTTGTTCATACGTGCGTGCCACTATTTTATTAAATCGTGATGTTGATTGGGGCCGTAACTCATCACTCGTTTCTATATATTGTGCGGGAGCGCCTTTACCAGCCTTAAATGGAGCGGTTCCATATAACATTGTATTTGGGCGACTAGAAGCGTAATTTAAGGTGCTGGGCTGAGGATAAGAAAAAACCTCTTCTGTTGCACATTTAGGTGGATGTGCGGGATTTTCTACTAAGTTTAATCCGGGTTGAAGCTGATATGCCATTTATTATTACATGAGAATATTATCTAACTAAGCTGAACCATTACCCCCCCCGAACATACCACTTCTCTTATCATTATTAGTGGCTAATCCACCGAATGCTTCTAATTGAGTCCCTCTTGCATTCGGATCACATAATAATGGATTTGTTTTGCATATATCACCACCCTTTTCACCGTATAACCATTCCGCAAATTCAGTTTGAGCACCTGGTATTGATGTCACCGGCCCTGATACAAATTGCCTAGAATATGCATTTCGTTGATGCTCCGGCATCGGGGATCTGGATTTTTGTGGACCATATGGTATACGTCCAGAAAGCATATTATTAACTTCATCCCTCACTGAATGATATTCGCAAGCTGAGGGACGATCTGGGCGACCATCGTAATCACTGATCAATACGTTTGCCATCGGGTTATCTACGGTTGGTCGTTGACACGACGAATACATTTCAGTGTCGAATTGTTTTGATACGTGACCCTTGATCATATTAGAATTCTCCATTACATATAAGACACCCAAACATGTGGAACCTAATATAAATACTCTAATATCACGTCGAATTATATATAATATACAAGTCGCATAAATTATAAAACGGGCGGTTGCATTAACTCGTTCTTCTGCTGTATGATTCTTTATTGGCCAGAATTCTGTAATCTTATCAGTTCTAATTATTTGTTTAGGATCATCAAACAGGGAAACCATTTATATTATACGGTTTTTATTTTTTCATCATACCACTAAGCAGACCCTGCATAGATTTCATAAGAGCATTTTCATCGATATCCATATTACCTTC